TGACTGCCGCTTTATTTGCAAATACATGTCTGTGTTTTCCCTTGCCTGTTGGAACTAATGATTTAGATAATTTAAAATTATATCCTAGTCTAAATGACAATCCATCTTGTGATAACTTGTTTATTTAAAATAATCTTGCTTCTGAGTTTCCAGTCTTTTTCCATTCATAGACATGGTGAAATGCTATTGGTGCAGTTCTTGCCTTGGCATCTATATATGCACCAAAGTCTTCGTTAATCTGTCTAAATATCATTGTATTAAATTTACTTTGAAAGTTTTTATTAGAAGTAAGCTTTGCCATAACATGAGCCTGATAATATACAGTAGCAGAAATTTGGGCAACCGTTGAGTCTTTTAGTATAGATGTATTTAATCCAGTCATTAATGATTCTAATCCACTGGCTACAGATACTAATGCTGTACTAGACTCCAATTACCTGATTCTCCGATCTTTTAGCTGTAGTGCTATATGCAAGAATTGTTCCGAATGGATCAAGTATTGGAGTTACGCCAATTACCTCAAATACGGTTGGAGACTCTGTTGGGTGATTTAATTCTTTCCAAATATAGTTATTGTTTTTATCTCTAATCGCTGTAATCTTATGTCTAATGTTTAACTTCTCTACAGTTCTAATCTGTATCATTTGTTCATTAGTATACTTATTAGTCATAACTTGTCTGTCTCCGCCTCTTGAAGTTGCAGAGTTGCTAATTATTCCTTTAGCGCTACAGTTTAATGTAGTCCTATATTGAAACTCTTTTATCATAGCGCCAGTATCTGGGTCCTGTGTATCTGCTTGTACATAAACGTCCAGCAGCATTGGTAATACTGATGTTATAAGATCCATTTTAGAATGTTGCCATTCCGTTAATTCTATATGAGTTAAGAAGCTGGTCTGCATATAGATTGCCAGTTCCAGTGTGTGCTTCTGGCATGTAGTCAAATTTCCAGTCAAAAGTACTTATACTCTTAACATACTTATTTTTCCATGCAGTATCTTTATCAAAGTATTGCTGCATTAAAATACGGCATGCTTCTTCAACATTGTCTGGCACGGATGGCCAACCAAATCTTCCAGAAATTCTATATCTAAAATCTTTTTTAAATGCTCCAGAAAAACCTCTGTCATTAATAGAAGGAGGAATTAATCCGTTAGAAGTATATGTAATATTATCTAATAAGTCTTGTCTATCTACCCTAATACCAAAATTAGATTCAGATATAATTGGGTCATAAATCCAATCATTAACATTAGCAATATTGTCTACTATAAGAACATCGTTTTCGTATAGTTTATGTATCTCATATATTCTATATGGAAGAGGCAATGTGTCTGAGCCATGACCATATGCAACTTCTTGATCATCATAAAGATAAAATGACTGATTGCAATATTCTTCAATAAGTTTTCTAGCGTATTTCTCCGCCATCTGTAACTCATTGTATGTCTTATAATTTGGATCACTAACATCTGAGCCGATATTTAAATCTTCAATAACTTCAGATAGATTTGCATATGGAGTAACAACCTCTGTATATGTAGTATGAGATCCAGCGGTTGCAGAAACTGTATATGACCAAACAATCTTAAACTTTCTATTTCTGCGGCAAAATGAGACTGGCAGAACAATTTGATATGTTCCAGCATCTGAGTCTAACTTTGTTGCAGTTATTGTTGTTTGAACTGTCGTTGGAAGAACAGTGGGACTAATCTTGACGTCTGAGGTAATATCATATACAGTCGCTACTACGCTTCCATCTGCATCGATAATTTCTCCGTCATAAAAGATTTTTGTCTTAATTGGTGAAGTTTGATCAATATATATCTCTGACATTATTTACGTTTTAAATTAGCTATAGAAGTCTTGTGCTTCCTTTGGTGTAGCTGGTCTAAAACCCTCCTCTTTATCAAAGATCGCTTGTGCTACGTCTGAAGACATTGCTACAAATGGGTGCGCTTTGGTGAATGTTTTTCCCATAATATCATAACGGAAGTTTTCTCTAGTCATTCTAACAAGAACCATATCGTCTGTGATTTTCTGGTTCTTATCAAATCTAGGAAGGACTTCAATTTCTTCCGCCTCTTCCTCAATATTTTTAATTGTTTGTTCGTACACTGCCCATGTTACGCCTTCTTCTGCTAGGGCTGCAATAATATCGTTCTTGTTCTTTAAGCTGGTTGTTTCAACTGCAAAGTCCTCTGCAATTTTTTTTAGTTCTGCTACCTTTAGGGTGTCGAATGACATCTTATATTCTCCTTTTTCTAGGTCAATTAATTATAGCATTAGTAAATTAAAATGAGAAGCCCCCAAAATTAATTGGGGGCCTCTCTTGCGGATTTAATCCTAAATTATGAAGCTACTTTTACGTTCTTCACTACGACCCAAGCATCTGCTTGTTCGATCTGGACGCCAACACGAGTATACATTGTGTACTCAATTGAGTCCTTACGTGGCCAGAAGAAACGGTAAACAGTTACATCACGCTTAATTCCAACAACTACGTTGTTAGGGAATGTTAAGTGGATATCTCCGTGGTTTCCTGTCTCTCCTGAATAGTCGCCGTCCTGTGCTTCGTTTAGAAGTGGAACTTCAACAATTGGAATACCAAATGCATAAGGTGCTACGTAACCTGCTGGTCCTGAGACTGGCTGTACATCACCACGGATGATGCTTGAAGCAATATCCTGTGGAATTGTCTGGTTAGTACCAATGCTGTTTGCATATAGGAAGTCCTGGATCAAGTTTGATCCAACTAGGAAGCGAAGGTCTGCACGACGCTGCTTGTACTTACGTGGAAGATCCTTTAGTGCAGAGTTAAATGCTGCACGAGAAATTGCTGCTCCACCGTGATCTACAACGTGACCGTATGACTTAGCCTTCTTTACAACACCATCAAATGCCTTGTATAGGTTATCTGATGATAGTGATGTGTTACCGTTTAGGATAACATCTTCAATGTCGTTTCCTGCCTGTGTTGCCATCATTCTGGCAATATGATCTTCTAGATCTGGACCTTCAATGTTGTCTTCTAGAGACTCTGTTGAAAGTTCCCAATCCAAGCGAAGCTTCTTTGTTGTCAAAGAAATCTTTGAGAATGAGACCGCTGAGTTGCCACCAGTTTGATCAGCTTCGGTTGCTAGAACCATAAGCTTCTCTCCTACTGACATACGATCAATCTCTGTTGTATCTGCTCTCATTCTTACTGTACGGGCGACTTTACCAATTACGGTTGCATCGAACATATAGTCAAGGAAGCGAGCTGATTGCTCTGGGTTAAGGAGTCCACCTTCACCCTCAGAGCCAATGTGTACTCCAGTAGTAGCTACTGCAGCACCTGTCATATTACCTGTAACTGCTGTGTTAGCAGCTACTGACTTTTCTAATAATTCATTGCTCATATATTTTCACCTACCTTTGTTTATCTAATTAATTCGTTTACGGAACCGAGGAAAGAACCGTTCCATTTTGATTTCTTTATTGTACTTACTTCCTGAGACCCGCCAAGGTCTGAGGACTTCTTAATTGCAGTCTCACCTTCTACTGCATCGACACGCTTTTGTACGCCATCAATCGTGTTTCTGATATCTTCAACAGCCTTTGAAAGGACTGCGTGTTGTTCTGCTAGCTCTGTGATTCGGCCATCAATGCTCTTGCTGAAAGTTTCAACTGTTTCTGTAACAGTCTTAACCTGCGCTGCATTTGCATCTGTAGCCTTGCTTAGAGTTTCTGAGAAAAAGCCTTTAAGATCGCCCAACATCTTTGCAAAATCAGGTTCATCAACCTCAACTTCTGATACGTCGGCTGCTTTTTCCAGAGTTTCAGCAGAAGCGTCTGCTACTGCATCTTCTGCAGGAGCTTCTTCAGCAGCTGGTGTTTCTTCAACAACAGGTGCTTCTTCAACAACAGTCTCTTCAACTGTAGTGTTTTCTGTATTTTCTGACACTTCATTACCTCCTTCTGCGTTTGCCTGTTTTGCAATTGTTTGTGTTTCAGGCAACGTGGATCTTGACTTGTATAAATCAAGAATTCTATCTATCTCTTTTGACTTGTTTACATCTGATGATTCTACCCAACCGATTAAAGTTGCTGGCTTACCAGAAATTGGTGAATCTAATGTCTTGTCTGTTGATACAAAAACAGAGTTACTTTCTTCGCAATAGAAAATATTTTCTGTAACTACATCTGCCGCCATACCTTTAAATATCATCTGTCCGTTCATCTTCTCAATTGATAAGATGTTGCACAGTTCATTTGCTGGTGAATCTACAATTGAAAGTTCAACTAGTTCATAGTCTTTAATGAAACGAACTGTCTCACCATTTGACTTGTTAACTTCGTTGTCTGATTCTAAAATTTTTCCGCCGATTGAAAATCCTGCTAGGGTGCCATCTAAAACCTTTTCCCATGTGTCTTGTGCGCCTTTTGAAATATAAGATGTAACATAAACACCGTTATAGAAAGCTTTTGAAATTGGGTCATAGAAAGTTTCTGGCTTAAATGATACAACCTTGCCAACTGCAAGTGGCTGATGCATTTCTCTTAGATTTCCACGGAATCTTTCAAATGCTTTCATGCTGGCCTCTGCTGTAACTACATCGCCAGTTTGATCAATATTGTCTAGTGTTGCAAAACCTGAAACAGTTCTCTTCTCACGATTTACTTTTGTGAAGGGGACTGATAGATGGAGGTTATTTCCATTTGAAGACCAGTTAGATTTTTCAATGTTCATATGCTTAATTTTATCTATTTGTAGATAAAAAGGCAAATAGTGGTTGAGTAAAGTTATTCAACCTGTCTTCCGTCGCCCTGAGCATTTCTTCCTTCACCTGAAATGTCTGGTGAATTACCCTGTCTTTGTTGATCTCTGACACGAGTATTATTAGCCTGTGCTCTAATTTCAGCCTGCTGTTGTGGCTTTAATTCAACCATATCATCTCCGCCGTCCAAAGGAATCATGCCCTTTCTAATACGGACTTCATTTGGAGTAATTACCTGCATTCTTAAATATCTTTCATCAATCTTAGATTGAGTATCCTCATCTGTAAGAGTTAATTCATTGAATTTAAGAGAAAGAGCATCTGTCTTTTCTTCAATAATTTTATTTAATTTCTTCTCTAATGTCATTTGTGCTGGACGACAAACTTGCTCTTTAAATGTCTTATCAGCATCTCTTGCCACCGCTAAATTTACACCCTCTGGGGTTCCAATTTTATTAATTGGTACACGGTGAGCCAAAAGAATTTCATCTCTATTTGCTTTGCGATAAAGATTAAATGAAGATTCTTGTGTGCCAGCCTCAATTGGCTCCATCTTAAATTCAACCTTTGAGTCTGGGCTATCTGCTGGAAGAGGAATATATAAAGATCTGTGATTTTTTCCTCTTAAGCCTACCTGGAAAAATTCAAGCAATTTTCTTTCTGATTCTGGGGATAGCTTTGCCCCCTTTACTGTAATAATATATCTTGGGACCGCCTTATTTTCAAAGTAGTCTAGGTTATATTTACCAGCAAATTCATTTCCAGCCAATGCGTTCTGTGCTGCAATAATGTCTGGTATTCCATAATAGTTATTTGTTGGAGTATATTTCTTTAAATGAATAACTTCGTTTGGTCTGTCTTCTCCGCCTGCGATTGGGCTCTCGGTATCTACGTCTCCGAAGTTTCTAAAGTAAACAGCCTTGCCGTAAAGCAATTGAATAAAGCCGTCTCTTAATCTACGTACTCTCATTGTCTTTGCTGGGATGTGTCCAATGTATCCTATGTTGCCTGAAGTTGTTCTGCTGATTTCAAGGTAGCCGTTGCCAGTTGCTTCTAAGTCTGTGTAAACCTTAATAAGTGTTTGTGTAAAAGTATCTTCATCGTTTGTTGAATCAAGCCACAGCTGTAAGTCTTGCTTTAATTTATTAAGCTTTCTGCGGGCTCTTTCTAATTGCTTGTCGTCTGTAATAGAATCGAATGCGTCGTTAGTTTTTCTTGTCTCAGAAAAATCATAACCTAGTCCAACAATGTTTGCTACCTTCGCATTAATTGCTGCGTAGTTATAAGTTGAGATTTCATAAATTCTTGAAAGGTACTCTTGGTTATATGGTGGCTCCACAAGGTCAAACATTGCATAGCCAGTAACCGCCTGCTGTAATAAGTTTTGCTGAGTTCCAGTTCCTTCTCTGCCTGCAAACGCTTTAGAGAACTCTCTTCCCATCTTACGGCGGAAAGTGGAGCTTAGTCCAGATATTTTTCTTAAGTCATCCTCTTCAATCATAAAGGGATCTGAATGATCTTTTTCTTTCTTTAATTGAAATAAATCAGAGGCAGAAGAAATTTGAATTCTATCTGTTGACTCTAAATCGTTATCTTCAATAAACTCCATGACTATCTCCCTGGTCCACCTATTGTTGGATTCTTTTTATTATAAGCCGCTAGCTCATCTTTGTAATTTCCAATATCAAATGGGTCAGGAATTAATCCTTGATCAAGCCTTGCCTTTTGATACTCAAACTGTTCATCATCAATCTTACGTCTATTGGATAAAAATTTAGGCTGACCAACATCAATTCCAAAGGATGACACCTCTGATGCCAATGCCGCCATGTTTGCCTTATTTCCTTTATGAGATGCTATTGATAAGTAATTACCCTCATCGTCGCCAATCCATCTTCCGTCTGGCATTTCCCACACATAGATTCCAAGCGTGGTTTCCTCAATTACTGTCTGATTGACCTTTTTAATCTCCATAGTATTTTATTTTACCATTCTTTGGTATCAAAGTCCAGCTTTTTGTCAGGCTAAATGACAAAATTATGTGTTTTGGATTACAACCCAGTCATTATCATAGTAGTCTACAGAGTTTTCTGTCACGGTTATGGACGGAGAATTATCATCCGCTACCGTAGAAGTCGATCCATATACATACAGGTCATGGTGCTCAGATGCTTTTGACAATGTAAATTGGCTTGGATATAGAGCTAAATTTTGAAATAAGGCAGGAACTGAGCCAGATGAAGAATGTGCAATTTTTATTTGCCCGCTAACTGCAGCAGTAAAAACAATTACAACGTGGTGCATTTGTCCCAATTTAAATATATTTGCAACATCTGTTTCTGCCGACTTATTTACGTTGTTTACATATATTGCAGATATGTTGGTTTTGCTTATAGTTCCCACGTTGCTCCATGAATAATTTGAGGCAGCATATGATCCACTAGATGCTGTTGATATTAGCCCGCTGACTGTCAATGCATATGGGGTATAGAAAAATTCTAATGTGCTAACTGAGGAGGTTGTATTGATATAAAATCCAGAGCTTTGAATTGTTCTTATTCCGTTTCTGGCATTTCTTGAAAGAATTGGATGCTTGTTATTTCCAATTGTTATATCATATACTGAGACTCCAGCAAGTCCCTCTAATGTAGAAATATAGCTAGAGCTATTTGAAGCATATGCAATTTGATTATTATAGAATTTAATTTGAAGGGTAGATATCTTAGGCAAATATTTGCTGCTATCTGTTGTTGCCAAAGTTATCTTTAAATAGATTTGCTTGTTGCCATTAAAGCTTGCAATTGTAAATTGTGGAATCTTTTGTCCATTTTGACATGCTTGATATGTTGTACCATCTACTGAAACTTCTACTGTTATTCCACTTGTTCCGTCCCACTCAATCTTTGAAGAATCTAAAACGGCGGCATAGGGTAAAGAAATATAATCTGTAAGCACAACTGTTTTAGAACCAGTTGATTTTTTAATAGACAGGGATTGTTCTGCATCACTATAATATAAATCATCAGTAATGAAGTAATCCCATGATTTGTTTCCAGGGTATGAATAAATAAATTGTGTTGAGATATTTTCGTCATATAACTCAAATAGCTCACCGTTGTCTGGATCTACAATTTGAATTGGGGCAGGGCCTATATTTTGATTATAATGATTTTGAATCTGAGATTGAGATAGGCTATATCTGTATACAGCAACGCTGTTTATTAAGAAGGAGTCTCCTGCATCTGTTGTTGGGCCACTTGATAATTCAAGGGAAGTGTTGCTAAATTGAAAATTAGAAATTGTAGATGTATTTACTAAAACCCCATCTATGTAAAGAGATAGCAGTGTGGGGCTATATATGCCCACAATATGAATAACCTTATCTGTATAAGGTAGAGTATGTTCTACATATTCGGCCTGTACTTTAAAAACAATATTTTCATTATCATAAAATATCCCAATAGCCTCATCTGCATCTGCTAGAATGCTTGTTAATCCATTTGTAGTAAAAACTGGATGTATCCAGGCTTCAAGGGTAAAATCATTATCTGAAGAGTATATTGTTGCAAATTGGCTGGAAGTTGCAGAAGCTGTATAATCTTTTAAAAATGAATACTGTATAGAGTTTGCATTACCTATCTTTGTTGCTCTTGAATTACCAATTGTTATTGGAAGAATTTCAGTTATTGGATCCCCGCCATATACTGCATCATTTTCACATCCAGAGTGATCATATGCAATGTCTCCATAAATACTTGCATAAGAAGTTATAAGGGTATCATCTAAAATTGCTTGATATGTGGCATATGAACTTTCAAGAGCTGTATAGTTTGCAACATCAACTGTTGTTATATCATCTAATGGATAATATCCAATAGGATAGTCAGAAAGAACTATAGATTTATATGACATTATCCACCTACCGCAGATTTAAGATATCTAACAATTACTATACCGTTACCGCCTGCACCAGAAGGGTTTCCATAAAATGCTACACCTGCTCCTCCAGAACCAGTGCCATTTGCTCCACCATTAGAAAATCCAGCGTTGTAGGTAGTATTTCCTCCGCCCCCATAACCTCCTGAGGCATTATATGTAATCCCTGACATATATCCTCCAGAACCTGATCCTCCGCCAGCATACCATCCGTCTACGCCAGTAGATGTTGCTGTTGCCCAAGCAGAGTATGAAGATATTCCATTTCCTCCCCAACCAAGGAATCCTCCAGCTGGTCCGTCCTGGCCTACGTTAGAGTATCCGCCTCCGCCTCCAGATCCAATACCTCCATTAACTGGTGTACTTGCTCTATAACCTCTTCCTCCAGCTTTTCCTTGACCAGTAATTCCTGTTCCACCATTATTGTATCCAACAAAACCGCTACTACCGCCGCCTCCGCCTGATCCACCTGCTTTTCCTGCTTCAGTTGGTGTTGTTGTTGGACTTCCTCCTCCACCTCCACCAGTTGTACTAACATTATTACCGAGGGATGATGCTCCACCGTTTAGTCCTTGATCATTAGAAGAAAGTGCGCCAGTTCCAACAGTAACCACTAATGTTCCAAGAACTGCAGACTGTGAGCCTGTTGCTACACCTCCAGCGCCACCTCCTCCACCAAATCCTGAACCACCACTACCTCCAGCTGCTATAACTAAATATTCAATATCTACAGCAACAGACGAAACAACAAAGTTGCTACTGCTTGTAAATGTTCTATAATAATGTGTTGCGTCTGAAGATAGTGTTCCACCAGTTACTGTGGCTGCAAGAAGCGGGGTTAATGAGCTTGATGAAGAGCTTGAATCACTTGTGCCAAATGCATTTGTTGAAGTCATTGTAAATGTATATGCCTGGTTTGCTGCAAATGTACCAGAAACTGTTAGAGATCCATCTAGATCTGTATTTGTATAAGTAAGAGCTATTGAAGGAGATGATGTAATTGCAATTGTTGTAATTGGAGACCCATTAGCATTTCCAAGTGTGTAGTTTAATGTTATTGAAGTAGAATTTATTGTTGATACAGAAGTAATTGATGGAGCTAATGGTTTACTTGCTCCCACCTTTACTAAGCCTCTTGCAGATAAACTAGCTAGCGATTGGAATAATGGCATTTATCTTCCGCCCCCTATGCGTATTTAGTTTGTGATCCGAATACAGTATATGTTGCAGATGCTGTTTTAAGTATTGTATATATATAAGAGTCTATTGATGAGGCATTGCCAACTGTTGGTGCCGTTCCATTTAACCACTTTATGCTACCTTGAGTAGACCCATCAATTTGAAATGTTGATGGATAAGATGCTGTTGAGGCTCCAGTTGTATTTAAAAATGCAACGGTAATTGATTGTCCAGTAGATAATAATGAATTAAGAGTTGTTCCTGAGCTTCCCCTAACATTTAAAGTAAATGCACTTGTTGAACCTGTTGTATAATACCAAACGCTTGAAGTTGTGACATCCATATTTATGGTAGATGATGTTGCTGCTGCAACTACATTCGCTGTTTCAATTAATCCAACTACCGCAGAGTTAGTCTGTATTGTTCCAGTTGCGCCTAAAGTTCCTTGTGTTCCAACTGTGCCTTGTGCGCCAGTAGTTCCTTGTGCTCCAGTAGTTCCTTGTGTGCCATCAGTTCCTTGTGCACCAACTGAACCCTGTGTTCCAACTGCGCCTTGTGTTCCAACTGCACCTTGTGCACCAGTAGTTCCTTGTGCGCCAGTATTTCCTTGTGCTCCATCAGTTCCTTGTGCACCAACTGAACCCTGTGTTCCAAATGCGCCTTGTGTTCCAACTGCACCTTGTGCACCAGTAGTTCCTTGTACGCCAGTAGTTCCTTGCGGTCCTTGAACTGGACCAGAATCTGTCCATTGGGAGCCAGTCCAAACATAAAGATTTAATCCAATTAAATATCCATCGCCAAGTGTTCCTGTTGGGTGAGCAGATTGTAATGCACCCAAAGTTGCATACGTACCTAAAATATTTACGCCCGTTCCAGCAGATCCTTGTGTACCTAAAGATCCCTGTGTTCCAATCAATCCTTGTGGGCCAGTAGCTCCTTGAACACCTTGTGCACCAAGAGATCCTTGAACACCTTGTGCGCCAACAGACCCTTGAACACCTTGTGCACCAATAGTTCCTTGTGCTCCAGTAGTTCCTTGCGTTCCTTGCGATCCAGTTGTTCCTTGAACACCTTGAGTTCCCTGAACTCCTTGTGGTCCAACTACGCCTTGAGAACCCTGCGTTCCAACAGATCCTTGTGCGCCTGGATTTGCTGTTAGATATGTATCAATATTTTGTGCAAGTAGTTGAATGTCCGCAGGAATATCTGGCGGATCTGAATAAGCGGGAAAACTAAAACCCTTTGACGTTGAGCCCATTTTAAAATTATACCACCTTAAATGTTATAAGAGTCATAGTCTATTAAGCTCCTCAGTGCTTCCTTTATGAATTGAGCTATAGGCTGCGGCTTCCAATAAAAGCTTGACTGGCCTATATGAATTTGGCTTAATTGTATAGGTGTTAAACCTAATTTGACTGTCTTCTTGCTTCATTCTAAAATTAAATATGTACCAATCAATAGGGGCTGTTATTCCCACAGACTCTATATTTTCTATAGCCTTTTTAGCTCCCGCCCTGTTGACCACATATGTGGCGCATGACCATTGCTGATAAGAGCGGCAAGTACGGTAGTCACTATTAAAAGAATGCTTTATTTCATTATAAGCAAATAGTGAGTCATCTGGGACAAACGGGGAGAAGTATTCCCAATCTTCTGGCAACTCCATTAAATATGAATTTAGTATATATGCAAAATTTTTACTAAGAACGATATCGTCTTCAAACAAAATAAGTATATCTTTGTCTGTTTCTAGAAAGTTTTTATATGCAATATAGTTGCTTGCCCATACACCAATTACTCCAGAGCTAGGTGGAAATGTTTCTCCTGGTTGGCAATAATCTTCTACAGTATTTACCTTAAATTTAGGTGTATCGGTTAAAAATTGATTTACTTTTTCTACTGTATTCAAGTATATTGTAGGTGAGGTTAATCTTGGTATTCCCGCCATTTCACTTAAAACATTGTCATAAGACTGATTTCTAAATTTATTTCCGCTGTCTGTATGAAATATTTCAAAGCATGAGTTTGCTAACATTTCTTAATCCACATTTGATATCCAGACTCTATGACTGTGTACTGATCCTTACATACCTCTAGGAAGCCGTCAACGCCTCTCTTGGGTTCTAAGAAGCGGTTGCCGTTATAGTTCCATAGGTAATCATCAAAAGCCATTACACCGCCTGATTCAAGTAATCTAAATGCATTCAATCCATCTAATGATGTCTGCAGTGCTGTGTGGTCTCCATCAATGTATATAAAATTAAACTGTGATTTATTTGAGGCAAAGTACTCGTCGCTTGTCATCTTATACTTATGAATACGAGTATCGCTAAATCTTGAATCATAATAGTTTTCTACTGAATTAAAATCTAATGATTCATGAGCAATTTCTTCGCTTCCGCCCCATGTATCAACATCATGCAGATACTCTAACTCTCTATTATTTAATAGCCATTCTGTAGCATCTCCAGTGTATGTGCCAATTTGCAAAGCACGAAGTGGCTCATTTGGCACATGACGGAAATACTTCTCTACATCTTTAAACCAATTAGGAAACATATTAGTACAACTTTAAATTGTTAAGGCATCCAGAAACATATTCTGGAGCCATTTTATGATCATCTAATAAATGCTGGAACAAGGACTTGCTTTCTTCCTTTTTGCCAAGCCACCATCCTGACACCGCTTTTTCAAACATTAGGCAGTATGCGCCATTATAATCAACATATCCTGGAAGTGGTTGGTGGAAAGTATGTGTGGCATACAGTAATCCCATTTCAGCAAATGTGTAACAGTCTTGATACATCTTATTGCGTTCGTTGATTCTTGATAAAAGAAAATAAGCCTCTGGTCTATTTGGCAAATATGCTATTGCTTGCATGATATTATTATGAACCGTTTTATTTCTATCGCCCTGATGTGTCCAACATATAGCCATTTTAAGTAATGATGTATATGTAATTAAAGGGTGAGTCTTGTATCCAAACTCTGCCGCCCTCAAATAAAAGCCAGCTGCAGATGCATATTGCTGTTGTGCATCGTAGGCTTGTGCTAGATCAAAATTAATTTGAACATTAAATGGGTCTGAGGCCAGGGCTATTGTTAATTCTCTAATTGCCATATGCCATTGCCTCCGTAATAATTTCATTTACAACATTTGTTGGAACTTCTAATATAAATGCTGCATTGTCCTGAACGCCAAAGCTTAGTAATAAATTATCATTTTTAATTGCTGCACCTACGCAAAACTCAATTGGGGTATCAAGGAATGCAAATGATTTGCTTAGCCCAACAAAGTTGAAGTCTTTATCCCATACAATAACTCTATGTCTATAGATTGAATCTTTTTGATTTAGGTAGTTTTTCCATAGATTTACTTCATGAGTAACTGTAATGTAGTACTCTCCCCATTTAATAACATTGGTTCCTCCTCTTTGATCAATTGGGGCGGCAGGAGTAGATTTAACAATAACCTGTTTACACTCTGATTTATCTGGATTAGCTTTAACTATCTCTGTAGGCATTGCCCATTTAACAAAGTGGTATGGTTGATCTAATATTGGCATCCAGTTTTTCTCACAATATGAGGTTGATTCATCAATTGGAGCTGGAATTCTTACACGCTGTATTTCTGTTGCAGTCCAACTTTCTTTATCTAATTCAATCTTAGAATATTCCATACGGCCTTGCCCATTTGGAGTTGTATCACGGCGAACACCAATAAGGTAATAATCTCCATCCCATTGTGTAATTCTGCAATCTTCTTCGCCAACAAACTCCCAAATTGGCGGGACATCAAATTTAGAATAGTCTACTTTAGTATAATTAATTATATTTAAATCATTATCTAGCAGACATATATAATTAGTTGTAACTAATCTTTGATCTTTTTCAGGATGCAAGTATGATAGTGGTCCCCAAGGGCTAAAGAAGTTTTGATCTTTTTCTGAATGATAAAGTGTATAATTAACTCTACGAATATTAACTAAAATATCTCCATCGTCATCAATAAAGATAGAAGGATTCATTAATCCCATTCCGTCTGAAACTTCGGCTGGAATAATAAGGGGAACTAAATTTCCCCCATTATCTATTGATCTTTGTACTAGATTCATAGTACCTATTCTACTATTTAAAACAATTATTGTAAATGTTTATTAATTAAATTTATTATGCAATTATTTCATTATAAATTAGGTATATTTGTTCTAAATCAGCAGCAAACTCTGTTATTATTTGTGAATGTAGTTCTGTATTATCTTCTGTATTAAATCCAGGAACTGCATGTGTTCTACCACTAGATATTAAACTATTAGTTACATCTAAATCATTTACTTGAAGAGGTTCTCCTAATTGTGGAAATTTTTGATAGAATTTATTAAGTACAGAATTTATATCAGTAGACATTTCATCAAACTTAGAAATAAAAATATTTTCTTTATTATTTTTAATGTCTTCTAAATATGTTTTAACATATTTAACGTGTTGATTTTTTTGCTCAGGGTTGTTTTCTATTTTAAAAAATGAAAAAACAGAACTAAGTGTATCTACTGGATCTCTTAAAGAAATTGCTATTCCAGAATAAATTGTTAAATCTTTTATAAGTCCGACCCCAAAATGTGGCGCAGGGTCGTCTGAAGTAATAACTGCATTTGGATAAGCAATTTTTAAAGAGTGGTGTAAAAAATTAGATCCTGTTCTAAAATAACCATCAGAGTATATTAGCGTCATTCTACTTCCCTCCATGATAAAGATTCTTCA